GCGCTACAACAAAGCCACAAACCAACCGCACCCACATCCGACAATTCTTATGGTTTTTTAAGAATAATGCTCTCAGTTCATCCTTAACACCAGATAGTTCAGCTACCCACGGTTGATCTTAGTATACCTCAACCATAAAGTATGGCCAATAATTCAATTGGCAAATCCATGGTTAGGGCATCCCTCTCTGATCCAACACGCAGCAAACCACCAACAAAGGGCGACGGAACTCTACCATTGATCGTAATTTTCTTAGATGGAATCTTGGGATCAGTTATACTAACCCTTGTCCTTGAATGGAAGTAGTATGTAACCGTCCTGGCAATGTTGATCCCAAGAACCGATTGTACCCCAACAACTAAATCATCAAATTCCTCCACATGGAGTCTAATGTCAAACCCTCTGATTGACATAATTTCCAAAAGTGTCCAGTAACTATCCACAAGTGCCCTCCGTAAACTGTTAATAGTCCGATAAACAGGCTTGAAGAGGGAGTCACATGGTGATGACAACATTAAGCAGCACATAGATGATATATCAACTTCCTGATCACCTAAGAGAACATTGAAGTTGAGTTCCTCAAGACATGGATGAGCATATGAAACTGATCCAAGCCTCAATAGATGTAGACGTAATGAATCCGATGGTCCTCCAATATGAACACCACAGCTAGAAGAAGCCGCTAGAGATTCCACTAACGCAACTCTTGAACGAACAGCTGAGCACAGATCAATTTCCAATAACCGTTCATAATATAAAGGATCACCATGAAGAACTAAGATGATTTTTAACCCTGCAAGATGACATAAATCAACAGCTATTGTAGCTGGAGTGTCTGGATACACATATAATGAATCCAGTTTAAGTTTTCTAACAGCCATCTTGTAGACCTGGGACATTTCTGACATGGTACCACTACCATACGAGAAACTCCCAACATGAGTCCCTTGTTCAATGTAATCATTGGTTTCATTACAATGGGCTGTTGGCCTAATCGCAACACCTCTTGTTGAAGCAATATAAAGGTCGATGTTTACTTCAGAAACACTATCATAGTGTTTATCAATACGTGATACCTCCGCCTGTGCAAGTTCTGTATTTATAATTGGAATCAATAATATACGTGATATCAAATCACGTCGATTCTTAAAATTTGTGTAGCGTATTGTCTCCACTGCGGGAGTTGACTCGAGAAGTAAGGAACTTTCACGCATTACATTGTAAACAAATTCAAATGTTGGACCTCGCCCAAGAGACAGGAGGCGAATAAGAGAGGCCCTTTCAAATTGCAACAGCCGGGCTTGTAAAAAATATCTCCACAGAGATCTGAATACAATTGCCCACGGAAGTTTCCGTAGGTCCGCAAGAGAAAACCTTTCTAGGTTGGCCCATGTCTTCTGGTCTGTAATGTCTGATTTGTCGAACCTGATGTCTACAAGAAGAGACTTGCCAATCAGCACACCCAATGCCAACGAGGCACTAATACATGGGTCTAAATCTAACTCATCTTCCATGATCAGTTCAGGCACAGATACTGGTTTCGATAACAACCATTCTGCACCTTGGTATTGTGGCTCAACAGCCAGTACGAACTCCTCGGATTCAATCTTCTCAAAACAAGTCTTACAGGATGCCGTAAGGAGATAGGGCTCTCTAATAATCTTGCCCGATCGTACCATTACATCAGCATAAAGGCATCCATAGGTAAGAACATGTTGGAAATGAATCGTGTAATCTTCTGATGATTGAGAGTAAGTGGACATATAGTCACTTGAGAATTTTAACCATGTACTGATCAAATTAACATAACCTGTCAACCCTTGTCGTGAGTCGCCTCTTGACGGGAGCCTGTGGGTTAATGTTCCACCATGAACGATTGGCCTGGCATCCGAAGCATAACCTTTTTCTTGCAAGAACCTATCCATCAACTTGTTAAGATTAGGGTCAATGACTTTACGCACCTTGTACCATTGGTACAGAATCAGCGTATCTCTAACAAGCCCTGCAGCCCTAGACTTTGAGAGGCCCGTGAGTTCACCCTTTTGGACCTTTATGGCAGTGTTTGACCCAAGATACAGAGGCTGACTCCCTCTGATATAGAGATGTCGCTCCCTAAGAGGCTCTTGTGGTACATAGAGAATAGCATCTTTGTAATCATCCAAGCTAGCAACCGATGATTCAACTGGATTAAACTGCTCGGCTACAAATGGCATGGTCACACCAACTAAATCCCTTCCCCATGTTAGCCGCCTTAACCCCTTGGCTGCTAGGTAAGTGCAGCCAACTAGATAAGGGGTCAAATCAAGACCTGCCGACCTATCTAGTATATGATCTATAACAGCTTGTTTATAACGATGACTCTCAAGCACCACATCTTCCAAGTGGAGAGCTTGGTTAGCTGAGACCACTGTTGATGACTTTTGGAACAAATCAATGATGCTTAACCCATAGGCCACGTTGGATAAAGAGAAAAGGGCTGACATGTCTCTTGGCCTCAGCGGCATCATGCTTGATAAATCGCGGGCTAAAATCTGTGCCATGTCTGTCAATGGTTGCTGGAAAAAGGTGGCGACGCGGGAAGAATGCGAACTGGCTAGGATTGCTTGTTCAACCCACTTCCTTATTTGACGCTCAGGTCTGAGTAGCTGTTGAATGTTCAATGAGGTTGGGTCAGTTATAAGTGATAACCAGTCTGGGTATGCCGCAATTTTGAGTTTTACTACCGAATTAACAAACTCGATACTTACACCTGTCAAGCGGAGAAGAGTTTTAAGGAGAGCTAGTTGGAGTGGGAGTGGATCGGACATTCCGCGGAAAAACACACTTGGGAGAGTAGCAGGTGTTGGCAGACCCCCCAAGGATGGACCAACAAGACAGAGTGTGATAAGTAGACTTTCTTCTTGCATAATGCGCATGGGTAGTTCGACATATAGCTCTATTAAGTACAAACAAACACCAGTTGTGAGTGCAACCCATGGCGATATATCAGACATGGCAGCGCTGAGACAGGAGGACACTAGGCAAGCAAGTTTGGAATATAAGTTTGGAAATAGCTCGCCAGTCGAGTCTGTAACCCGCGACAACTGCTTGAGGGAGCCAGGAATTGGTATCCCTTCAAAAAACAATCGCTTCCCATACTCGTACAGGCAGTCGGAAACCCAGCATTCTTCCACCTTCAATGTATGGCCTGCCAAGCGTGCATACTTGTAAAGACAACCGAGCGCCCGGTCTGCCAAGGCTTGGTTTGTTTCAGTGATAGACCTATATACAATGATCGTCTGGTTGTCACCCTGCCCAAGGATATTAAAAGAAACCTGGGCCTCCCTCAGCGCCATAATCTCCCAGCAACTCGTCAAAATAGTCCAGAGCTTTTGTCGCATTCCCTCCCCCATGGTTTTGGTTCCATGAACACATGTAGTCATGTCTTCAATTGGTATTGATTTTCTGTCTGCCATCGGGGGATTAAACCTGTCTTGGATAATAAATGTTGTAAAACATGGTAATATACAGCCTGTCCTGAAGAAAAACCCTGAATCAAACATTTGATCCAACTGTCTGCATAAAGGCATTTGAAGTTCAGGTCGGAATGCGTTACACCAAGAACTGTAATCAAGATTAATAACAAAGGAATCCCCATTAACAATCAAGTTGGATAACTTATTGAGTAAGTGGGTGAGTGAAGTTGAACTCATAGTCATTGAATGTGTTTTGAGGTAAGGCATAATTTCAGATTTAAGACTAGCCTCAGCAACAACTTGATAAATCCTTATTGCCAATGACTGTTTTGAAAAAAAACGCCCTTTGACCTTAAGTTCCTTTTCCTTAGGCACTAGAACAGTAATTCTGTCATCAAAGGCAACTGATCCCCTATAAAATGGTTCCAAAAGTTCAGGCACACTGTCAAGCTTTCCATCTATCAACGCATTAACAAGACGTGAAGGACCGCTGCGTTCGGGCGGCCTCTCTAGTTTGTGTCCGTGCTTGTGACGATATGCAGCAGCATTATATTCAAAAACCCAATCCTTTTTTGAATTGATTACAGCTTTATCACTAACGATATCATTGAAGTCTGGATCAAGATCTAAATCAGAAACTTTCAATATAATAACATCCTTAAACCACTTCCAGTTTCGATCAAATGACGGGCTCCATTTTCCAAGTTCCCTAGCACTACGTATAGATCTGTTGCATCCTGGCATGAGATGCGTTGGTGGCCATTTTGAGTGTTTGCTGAGATATCCTTTGATGTATTCTGCCCTGAACATTGATAATGAATCTTCTCCCATAGCCGCAAGGGCCTGTGGAGACTCAAGGTCCACTCTCATTTTGCGCAACTGCTCCTTTGAGCCCTCCAGCATGTCTATCTCAGGGAAATACCATGACTTCTGCACAGAGGCAATCATTAAAAGTAACCTTGGATCTCGAGTTAAAAGTTTTTTTAGTAATTTGTCTAACTCAGGCACAAGATTAGGAATATCAAAAAGAGTTGCAAAGGATGTTGATACAGTCTTGTTATAAGTCTGCATTACAAGTCCTTCTGAATAAGGTAATATTGATTTGATAATACCAAAATAATCATCGTGTGGTAAATCGATTGAATCAATAACGTTGATTAATGACAACACATCATCAAGAAATGACCCAGTATTCAACAATGCCCCTTGGATAACTGATGAGATTAACAGATGGCATCTACTCTTAACTGTGTCAGCTGCAGCCAAAAAATGATTGTATGTAACAAGACAGCTCACATTTTCGTTAAAGATAATTACCAAAGATTGCAAGAACATTAGTTGATAATCACCTAGTCTTTTAGGTCCTACATCAGCCTCACGAGAATAAGATACTTGTTGTATGATTCTTTGATACGTTATATGCAGTTCTAAGTAAGACCGAACCCTCGGATTTGTTAAGGCATACCTGATCGCAGGAGATAGCGACTCTACTACATCATTGAGCCCCCAAGTCATTGTAACAACTCTAACTATTGTCTCAGCCGCTCGGATCAGCACACCGATTGGATAAATTTGAGGCTGAAGAGACACACGACGGAAGATCTTATAATACTCTTTTGATTGGAGATTGCAAGACTTAACATACTGTAGTGCTCGAACGTGATGCGGCAATGATCTGGACTGGAGACAAAATGAAACCTCTGTTCCAAGAAGTGGATTCTTCAAGGACTGGTCAGTTCGATTTATTCCGACCACCTTCCGAGGCGTCTCCTCCTCGCGATCAAGACTGGAAAAGACATTGCCAACTGAACTAAGTACAGTATTCCCCCAAGCCATGCTGCCCATGAAAAGATATCTCTTAACCAACCCATAGGATTAAGGAAGGCAAATGATGGGAGACCAATATGAACCCAGCCAGACCCTGTATCAGTTGAAGTTAAGTTTGAAGATTTTGCATAAGGAAGCAAATTAGACTGTGTACCAAAAGCATGATTAATCGGGTTCGTCTCATGACCCGTTGCTAATGCAATAATCGGGGTAAAATTAAAGCTCCAATCAAACTCGTCTAGATGGTAATCGTGGGACGAGCGATTGTATTTAACCCTTTTTGGTCGCTGACCTGAATTAACAGTTCCTAAGTACATTCGCCCATACCACATGACACGTTTTAGACCCGGTATTGCCTCGGGAGATCCTGTCTGAAGCCTACTCTCATCATTAAGATAGAGCCTAGTTCCATTTGAGTCGACAGGTGGATAATATGTAGACTCGTTCCAAGGAAGAAATGAGACATTAACGCGCTGACATTGCCAAATAACACCTATTCCATTGACAATGTAACCAACTATATCTGTATGGTTAAGCCACTCTCTTAAAAACTGAGACGCACCAGACATGCCACTCCCAAATGAGCCCAATATTAGTGACTGCAAAATTTCACAGTCCTCCCAAGCATCGGCCAACATCGGCCTCAGTTTGTGGGCCAAGTATGTTACCTCTGATAAGTCTCGGCGTCGACGTCGGTGTGGGCAGTGGCTTGAGCAATTCTCACAAGTTATATTAAGGCTCTGATCAGTATATGTGCAATTTTTTAACCCGTAAGATCTTCTAAAGGCATCAAATGAAACAACCTTGGATGACCCATTGCAGTAAATTGTACCATTAAATGTTCCATTAACAACGTCATGCGTTAGGTTATAGGGGTCAAACAAAAGTAGGCTTCCATCACTCAGTGTAGCATTGCCATTTGAAAGATCCTTCTCATTTACTGTGCTGCAGTCCGCAAAACTGCAATACATAAACGGGGGGAATGATTTGACCGAAACCTGCGCATTGCTGATGGAGCAGCGGCACACATCATTAACAATAGCAGAACAGCAATAGTACCAGTTGCAAACAAATGGGTCTTCAACAGACCCATTGATACATTGACTTGAGTCACCCGTGAATCGACTTATCAGCTTATCAGTGCTGTAACTACCAAAGAACCCCCAGTATGTTTTACAGTGGTACTTATAGCATGACACGTGGGTGACATTAAGCTCAGCAAATGTATGGTTCCTGTAACTAACCGAGCATGAAACGACATTTTCAGTCTTGTTGTGGCACATCCGGCGGATTTCGAGGTCAATGAGCGAAGGAGTCGATTCCGTGTTGCATTTAAGGGCCGGAATGGCGTATGTCTGGACCCAAAGGCCCAACACCAATGTTCCGAAGACGAAACGAGAATACGTTGAATGCAGCATTGATTGCGTGTTTGCTTTGTTGCTCTGATAGTCTAATGAACATAAAAGGTTTGAGCGGATCTTTGTATACAGATATCGAGTTGAGAGTTAAGACCAGGAAGTCGTGTATTTGGAAATAGACGTTAACTGTTGAGTGTCCAGAGGGCTCAACATCAATTGTCAAGTAATCCACAAGCTTCTTCTCCCTTGGAAGCTGAAGTGGCTCCTTCACTGAAAGAAACGGTATGTTGATAAATTGGTTATGAGACGTCCCACCAACAAAGTCTATCTCCAGCATTAGTGTCGGCCATCCAGGAACAATTACCTTGTCCTTGAGCTCAACGTAGGTGTGTTTTGAATTCATTATTTCGGTTTTTTTATGGTATTATATCGAGATCCTCGGCTGTTGGCGCTGAGGGTAGGGTTGGATAGAGTCTTGATGGTCCTGGATGCGAAGGAGGCATTGGTGCAGTTGGGTTGCCAATCGCCATTGCGGAATAGAGAAGATCTATTTTCTCCATCATCATTTTCATGGTCTCATTCATCGTCTTGATTGACCGATCCAACACTCGCATGTTCTCTCCAAGGACCTTAATACTGCTAGCGTAATCACTTTGTTGCACGGCCGATAGAGTTTCAATTTGCAAACTTGAGAGTGATTCAAGTCCTGTTTCCAGCTTAGCTCCTATATCCTCTAGGGAGCCTTTAAGCCCCTCTGCCTCGATCATGTTAGTATCTGCAAGTTCAGCTATCAACTGCCGAATTAGGTCATCATTCGATAACTGTTCCCTTCCGGTCTTTGGCTCTTGGTCTGAGATCATGGAAGGGTTCTTCTTGACTTGCTCGAGGAGTTTCTCGACGGGCACAGTTAGGGCCTCCCTGGGTATTCGCTTCCTTCGCGGGGACCTCGATCTCACTCGACGTGCTGTCTGCGGGTCGTCTTCCTCCTCTAGCGACTCCACCAGACTCGAGGGCCGTGCCATTGAGTCTCCGGATGAGTTCCAGCAATGTCAATTCCAAGTTGTTGCTCATTGATATGGTTTTTTATTCGTATGTTCATTAGTTTGCGAATCCGGTTACACCTATTAGTTTCATGACCTCAGCTATCTCAGGGGACATTGTGGTGCCGTCATCACCACGAGTTATTTCTCGCCGTCTAAATCGTGCTAGTTGGGCCTCCTTGACGATAGATCCTGGTTGTATTGTTGACGCGCGATAACCAGCCATTGTTGGATTTTCTTTCTTACTCCAGTAAAAAGCAGCTGATGCTAAGTTTGGGAAATTCCTTGGTGCAAGTTTAATTGCATCGGAGTGGCGAATGGCACCTAAGTACTTAAACATGTCCCCGTGCTCCGCCTTAAGCTTTGCAGTCGTATCCAAAAACTCTTTAATCTCAAGTGCTACAGCCGGAATTGTTAGTGTGGCGTCCATGCACTCATTAAGATACTCCTTAATTGTCGTATACGTAGTCATCTGTGCAAATCCTGCTACTAATTTGATCTGGTCCATAAACTCCTTGCCGGGACTTTCAAAGTCAGTAGTTAATAAAGCAAGTACAAACGAACCGACCCATGGCTGAGCGTTGATCCAATCAATAGCCTCATGGGGGTTGAAAACCGAGAGGAGGTTGGCAGTTTCTCCATGGCCTGGGCGATTGATTGATGCCATTAGGGTTTTGAACCTCTTTTTGATTTGTTCAGCCCCGGCTTTGATCTTTGCGGATGAGCCTATGACCACTCCAATAAGAAGCGAACAACAGTGATTGAAGATTGAGGAGATTTGAAGCTCTGTCAACTCTTGATCCATCGTTTTCTCCCCGAAGAAGTTGGCAGTTTTAGTAATTAACCGTTCTCCTTGCTTGACTGGCGTTGTCAAATATGACTCCCGCTGTACACCTGCAAAGAGCAAGGCAGAATGTAGTCCAGGGATGAGCAAGCACAAGAAGACAAGACTCGGAGTGACACTGTGGTAAAGCTCTCTGCGGGATTGGTCTAGAAGTGCAACTGCATTTTTGTGGATGTCCTTCTCGTTTCCTATCCCGGGATGGGGGTCTACCCCTCCTTGAGTGTATTGCAGAAATGCTCCAGTCAAACTTGGGAAGTGGCCTCTTGAGGCTGCGGGCTCGCCGCTGTCCATTTCTTCGTCTTGGTCGTTGGGGCTCCTTTGTCTTTTGGGTGGCATTTTGTTGTGTTCGTGGTGTTGTTGGTCGGGTTGCTGGTTGGTTGTTACCGCAACA